CCTCCCCTCGGTTAAATTTATTGAATAGCCCCTTGCCAATATTCGAGGCCATTACGGACGATCTCTATTGATGTTCCCTTGGTAGAGGCGTGAGCGGCTCCAGCTGCCAATGGCCAGACGTTTCGGTGGCCCGTTGATGGCGTTGGTGCTCATAGCCTCACGGCGTCTTGCTGTGTACTGGGCAACCGCATACTCCTTGTTACCGCCAGGGATGTTGGCATCGATTGCCATCCTGGCCGCGACCAGGCGCTTGAAGAAGTCAGGCCAGTTGACGTAGTCGGTCAGGAAGGCCTTGCTCACATACTCGATGTAGATGATTTGCTGGCTCGAGAAGATCTGCGTGTTGCCGGTACCCTGGTCAACCTGCTGGACGTAATCGCGCAGTGGGGTCCGCATCAGTTCATCGACGTAGACACCGTTCATGCGATGCAGGTTGGCCGGCAGATCCATCACGAACTCGTAGCCCCAGGGTGGATCGATCGACGGGTTGTGGAATAGCTGGTCTGACTCCAGGCCGAAGTTCCAGCTGGTGTCCTCGAGGACCGCGCCGACCAGGCCGTTGTCCAGTGCAATCGAGATCCTGTTTTTAGCCAGGCTGTCGTCAGTGTTGCTGACGATGGGAGCGAGACCCAGGATCTGCAGGCAGTCGTTGTAGATGGCTCGGAGTGTGTCGGTCAGGACGTCCGGAGTAAACCCGCGGACCTCTGGCTGGTTCGTGGCCTCGATCGACTTTGAGACCTCGACGCGCTGCTCCAGTTTGGTCTGGATCATTTCCTCGGCATCGGGGTCGTACTTCCAGGCAAGCTCCCTGGCCATGTAGGCCGAGACCACCTTCGCGAACGATGGCGGCATATCGACCAGCTGCGGATCCGTGTGCGCGATCATGTATCGAATGAATGGGAACTCGATGTCCGACAGCAGGTTGGTGCTCTCTCGAAGCAGCCGCGTGATCGGTGACTGTTCAAGGTTATCCCGATAGATGGCCGGCGTACCATCGATCATCGAAAACATCGAGATAAAGTCTACCGGCAGTGGCGCCTCGAAGGCATAGCCACTGTCACCGGCTGGTGGAGCACCAGTCAGCTGGACCATCTTAGAAGCGTACCTGGGCTTGACTAACTCCAGGCAGTAATCGACGGCGTCAACATCGTACAGGGCATCCAGGTCACGGCGGGTGGACACATCATCCGTGTCTGTTAACAGTCGCCGTTCACCGAGCAGTTGAAGTGAGCCGTTATACAACGACAGCTTTGTAGCCATGTCCTACCTCACAAGTTATGCGACCGCAGCACCTGCCGATTGGATATGATCGGTCACGTACTTCATCGCCTGTACCTGGGTGTTGAAACCCTCTTTCACTACGGCGCCATTTATCTGGCTGCAAACTGCAAACTTGCGGATGGTACCGAAGTGGCGAATAACATAGTCATCACCGATCGTGACTTCCTTCGCGATCATTGGTGCCGACAGCTCGATCCAGTCATAAACCTGCACGTTGATTTCCATCGTTACCGTGCGGCGAATGACGGCCATAGCAATCCAGGATCCATCTTCCGCAGTGCAGCGAATGATGTCGAGATCCTTGAATTTAGGTGCCATGAATGTCCAGGTCTTCTTGTCCTCGACCTGGTCCTGGTTGTACATGGATGGGAGGAAGCATGCCCAGTTGTTATGCATTTGGGCGTCGATCTTCACATCGCCTGGTTTGACAGGGTTAACGGGTAACCGTATCTTGGCGGGTGCTGTCTTTTCTACGGGTGCTACTGCTTTTGTTGTAGGTGCTTTTTTCGCAGTCATTCTACTGGTCTCCAATAATAAAAAGGGCCAGCGATCAACTGGCCAAAAATGACCAGCCCCTCCGGAGAGAGAGGCTGATCCCCAGTTTAAGCCTGGTCCAGTTTAGGTCATGGTGACGTCACCATTGGCAGCGACCACAGTGACTTTACCTACGACACTTGTGAGTCCACCAATAACAACGAGATCATTTACCTTCACCCCTTTGTCGAGGCCATCGGAGATGTAACCTGCAGCGATAATCGTTGCTGCAGCATCAGCCGAGAAGTAGCTCCATACGGAACCACCTTCGCCACCGACATTGGGTGCGACCAGGTTAAAGTCTTTAGTAACATAAGCCATGATTCACCTCCTTACGTGGTGTTAACTGGGAAGGTAGCTGTATCATCATGAGTCATTTTCACGACTCCGATGTCCTGCAACAGCTTGCTACCCATGAAGGTTGTACACCTGGCCCAGGACTTGTCGTTCTTCCTGTCGTAGCCGACTTCAGTGCGGATGTTTTCGATGTCACACGCATGGCCAATCGAGGCCTTCGCATGCATGAAGCAATCCGCAGTGGCAGTCCCTGTGCCTGGCAGTCCTGCATCCACAATCCAGTTGACGCCGTACCAGTTGAAGGCACGAGATTTGGAAACATTCTCGAAGCCTTTCAGGTTAACGAAGTCGCTTGAAGTGAACTGCTGGAAGCCCATCAGTTGGCCAACGAACGCTGGAGTGATGATCGCGAACGGCTCTTCATCCAGAGCGAAGTTATTCGCAAGGATTGTCCGAGCATCCGAGACCAGGGCGATGGTTGCAGCGGCTGCACCACCTGTCCAGGTTGTTGAAGCGGTGTTGAGTTCGGTGTAGATGTCATCATCGATCTTTCTGTTGATGACCTTCATCGAGGTCTCTTGCATAATCCGACGACCATCACCCTGGCTTGCGTAGATGTTGAACCGAGTACGCTCGGGAACATCATGCCATTCCTGCAGCAATGCAGTGAACTGGTTTAGGTTGTCGGGGCGAGTTGGAATGTCGCCATTCACGCCACGGGTTGTTGCGGTTGCACCACCAGAATCCGCGACTAGAAACGTGGCTTCGTTGCCCGAAATTTCTGTCTCTACGGTAGTGGTGCGCCGAGCCAAACTCTGGCCCTTCTCAAATCCCATGACAACTTCTTGGCGGAACATTTCCTGAAAAGCAGTATCTGCCATTAGGTATTTCCTCTATCAAGTTAAGTGTCAAGTTAACCGCTTGGTTTGAGGAGGCTCTAATGTCAGGTCTGTCGGGGAGGCCGTGGTGTTCGGGGCCGACTCATTGATGTCAAGGGTCTAACTTCAGCGTCGAGTTGAAGTGTAGATCATGGATCCAGAAATGCGCAACCCTCGAGCTGGAAGAAAAATCCCCGCTACCTGACCGCTAAATCAGGGCGGGGATTGGACGCGAATCAGCGAGACCCATGGGCCAAGGATCCACAGGACCACGCTCGAGAACATCGCAGTCCAGTTGAATAACAGACTACCATAAAAAAGCCCTGGCTCATAAAACCAGGGCAACACACAAAAATCCCACCAGGCACTGTGAATCAACCTGGCGGGACCACCAATACTACTGACTTCCCTCGAACTGGTCAATCATTGTCTGGGCCTGCATGTACTCGGCCTGGCCCTTCTTGTCCTTGTGCCATCCAACCGAGTCATCGCGCATACGCTCCTTCGCTGCCTCGACCAACTTACGGGCATCGTTCAGCGTTGCCTCGGTACCACCTTTGATCGGATCCATCGGCGTGATTGCACGATCGACATTGACCAACCAGGTCATGAACTCGGGGCTGTTCATGATGCCACGACCGTCAGGCATCTTGGCTTGCTTCACCGCATCACGAACGGACTCCGGTAGCAGGTTCATCTGGTTGGTCGCTCGATTCATATTGATCTGGAACTCAGGCCCCCAGTTCTCCTTCAACATTTTGGTGCTCTCCTGGGCATCGAGATTGTCCTGGACATGCAGCTGCTCGACCACCTTGTCGGTCTCACCCATGTAGGTACCCATCAATTCGTTCAGGGCTTCCTGGGAGATGTTGTGCTTGTGAGCGATCTCTGACACTGGTCCCAGCATCTCGAGATCCATCTCGGACAGCTCACGCTCGGCGCCACCGTAATCGTACTTGTCAGCTGTGAGCGGGATGTCGTTGGCTATGCGGAAGTCGTTGTGCTGCTCTTCGGTTGGATCCGCAGGCAGGCCGGTCGATAACTCGCCGGCTCGGATCTTGTCGTGTGCCTGGAATGCTGACTCGAGGAACTTGTCCTGGTCGGTGTATCGCTCGAGGCGCTTACCCCAGTCTTCATTCTCGCCGGCCAGGTTGGTGCGCCAGGTGTCGCCGGCACCGCTACCGTCATCACCAGGGGG